ACATCCAAAAGGCTATGTTGCAGGTCAATGCGACCATGGCTATTGCCAACGGAATCCAGCAGGTAACGGTCCTCCTGCAAAAGGAATCGGCTATCTCAATGACGGCCAACAGGATTGCAACGGCCCTGTACGACAAGACGTTGAAAGGAACCATCGTAAGCCTTCGCCTCTTTAGGACTGCCTTGATTTCAACGGGTATCGGTGCAGCGATTGTTGGTGTTGGATTGCTTGTTGAGAACTGGGAAAAACTCACAAAATCCGTAAAGGATTTCTTGGGCATTGAAACGAAAGACCTCAAGGCCGTATCCGAATTAGCGCAAAGGCAGGTTGAACTTGCAGAGGCAAGAGGCGAAAGCGAGGCAAAGGTTCAGAATCTCTTGATGGCTGCTTATGACGCAAGGATTGCAGCAGCCGAGAAAGAAGAAGAGCGAGCGCAACTGATTCACGAGAAAGAGGTCGCAAGGCTGACTTATCAAACCAAACTGCGAACCGATGCAATAGAAAAGCAGAAGAAAGATGCAGAAGATTTGAGGGCGATGGATTTGGCAGCCAGTCAAGAAGCCGAGAATTTTCGCTTGGCTAAAATTGGCAGGATAAACGATGAACTCGCAAGGGAAAAGGCTTTGCGAGATGAGAAACTTGCAATCCTTCGAGAAGAAAAAGCCGAAAGAGAGGCAGACCTCAAAAAGAGATTCACGGATGCGGACGAGTTTGCCAAAGCCTATATTCTGCTGACCGAGGAAATGCGACTTAAAGAGCAAGGCATTGCCGAGGATAGTGCGGCAAAGATTGCGGAAATTGAACGCAATCGTAGGCAACAAGACCTAAAGATGGCTTCCGATGCCATTGGTGCGCTTGGTAATTTGCTGACCGCTGGCTTGGGCCAATCCGAGAAAGACCAACGGAAAGCCTTTGAGATAAACAAGAAGGCCAGCATGGGTCAAGCCCTTATCAACACCTTCATGGCCGTAACCGCTGCCCTGACTGCTGGAGGGAACCCGATTAAACTCGCAACGGGTCGTCAATTTGTTGAAGCAGGCATCGCCCTTGCGACAGGTTTGGCGCAGGTCGCCAAAATCAGTAAGACCCAATTCCAAGGCAGTTCGGCAAGTGGAGGCGGTGGTGCATTGACTGCCGGGGGTGGTGAAGGCGGAGAGGTTGCACCTCCTTCCATCTTTGCCAATCCGCAAATGACGATGCTTGGAACCGATGGTGCTGCAATGGGCCAAGGCCAAGGCTCATCACCGATGCGAGCCTATGTCGTGGAACGGGATATCACCCAAAGCACTCGCAGGGTTCGGAGGTTGGAGGAATTTGCAACTCTTGGAGCCTAACCACATTTACCACTATGGAACTACCCATTTACAGGATGACCGTGGACGAGGTGGATGAAGGGGTCCAATTCGTGGCCCTCACCGATATGCCAGCGATTGAACGGCCATTCCAAGCCTTTGCAAAGACACCACAACGTTTTAGCGAAACAGGCGAACGCAGGGTCCTCACGGGTCCGCTGATGCTTGCAGACACTCCCATCTTTCGAAAGGACGAAACCTACGGGGAATACTACGTTGTATTCGACAAAGCCACCATCCGCAAGATCGTCCAAAAGTATTTCAAGCAAGGCAACCAGCACAACGTCAACGCTTACCACAATGCTGAACTGGATGGCGTGTTTATGTTTGAGTCCTATATCACCGATGCCGAGCGAGGTATCATGCCACCCAAGGGCTACGAGGACACACCCGACGGATCTTGGTTCGGGTCCTTCAAAGTCGAGAACGACGAGGTGTGGGACAACCGCAACCTGTTCAGGGGTTTCTCCGTTGAAGGACTCTTCGGGATGGACAAAACCGAATCCGAACTGGAGGTCGCACTCGCTGGCCTTGCTGACGAATTAACCGCTTTTTTGCAACAATTAACCCCCACCTACAAATCCCACTAACTATGAACCTGAAAAACGCAATCGAATCCCTGCGAAGTGAACTTCGTAAATTCAGCACTCAAAAGCAGTCATTCGCTGACTACAAACTCGTTGACGGAACGGTTGTCCGTGTGGATGGCGACCTCGTTGCCGGGACTGCCGTTTACGTTGTTGCCGAAGAAGGCACACTTCCTGCTCCCGATGGCGAACACGTCGTTGAGGGCGTTGGCACTATCAAGACTGAAGGAGGCAAAATCGTTGAGGTTATCGCTGCCGAAGTAGCAACCCCCGAAATCGAAGCCTTGCCCGTTGCTGCTGAAATCACCCCCGAAGTGGCCGTTGAGGTTACCGAAGAAATCAAAGAAGCCTATCCTGCTATGACCCCCGAAGTTGTGGAGGCCATCGTTGCCAAGCACCTTGGAGCCATCATGGAAGAACTCAAAGCAGCCTATGCCGAAATGGGCAAGATGAAAGAGAAAATGTCCGCATTCGCATCGCAGGTTGAAACCATGGCCGATATCGTTGAGAAGGTTTCCGAACTCCCAGCCGAAGCCCCAAAAGCAAGCGGTTCAGCAATCGTTGAGCAACGCAAGGCTCAGGCATCGCAGAACTTCAACGCTCTCGCACAAGCACTCCAATCACTCAAAAAAAACTAAACCCCTAAACCCCCATTAACAATGGCATATTCGTTCACAGGATTAACCTCCTACACCGACCAAGAGAGGCTTCCTCTCATCACCAAGGCCGTGTTCTCGGCCCGTTCAGCAGCCCTGTTCACCAAGCAGGTGGGCATCAAGTTCGCTGCTGCGTTGAACCTCATGGACACCGATGCAGTTCTGCAAGGCGGAGATGTTTGCGGTTACGCAAGTTCAGGTACGACTGCCTTCACCCAGCGGAATATCACCGTTGGACGCATGAAGGTGCAGGAAACCCTTTGCCCACGTTCTTTGGAACAATACTGGATGCAGACCCAGTTGACCGCTGGCTCTACCTACGACAGTGTTCCCTTCGAGCAGGCTTTCTCCGAGCAGAAGGCTCTCCGTATCGCAGAGGCTTTGGAGAATGCAATTTGGAAGGGCAACACCTACTTTTCAGGTGTCAACCAACTTTTGAACGCTGCTTCAGGTTCAACCATTAGCGGTAACACAGGAGCGGTTTCGGCCTCCGTTGGTATCACTACAAGCAACGCAATCGCCATCTTCGACGGCATCTACAACCAAATCCCACAGGCCATCTTGACCAAGACTGACCTCGTGATCTTCTGCGGTTGGGACAACTTCCGCACGTTGCTTGGTGCGTTCAAATCAACCGCTAACGTCCTGTATAACCAAGTTGACTTGGCTGGCCTTGCTGACGGGGACATCATGTATCCCGGCACAAACGTCCGTGTCATTGCAGTCCCCGGCTTGACTGGAACGAACCGCATCGTTTCTTCGTACCTCGGTAACTTCTTCTACGGAACCGACTTGCTTTCCGACGAGGAGCAATTCTCAATCTGGTTCAGCAAAGACAACGACGAAGTCCGCTTCCAAGCAGCCTTCAAAGCAGGTGTCCAAATCGCTTACCCCGACTTGGTTGTTGACTTCCGCTTGACCTAATGTGTAGGGGGGAGGGAAACCTCCCCTCACTTTTTTGTTCTCTTGAAACTTAAAACCAAAACACACATATGTCCTGCTCCTTAACAACTGGCTACGCCCTTGGCTGCCGTGATTCCGTAGGTGGAATCAAAACAATTTACGTCCAATCCTTCATCCCAACGGGGTCCTGCAATGCCAACCTTTCAGGTGCGGTTACAGGCTTCACTGGGTACGCTTCGGGTGGGTTCTTTGAGTACGACTTAACTAAGGCTACGTCCTCTTTGACTGAAACCTTGAATGCGAGCATCGAGAACGGCTCGGTTTATTACACCCCCGAAGTAACGTTCACCATCAACAAACTGCAAGTCGCAGTCCGCAACGAACTCCGCTTGCTGGTCCGCAATCGAGTCATCGTCATCGTCCAAGACAACAACAATCGTTATTGGTTGCTGGGTTCTGCCAACGGCTTGGAGGCAACCGCTGGAACCGCTGGAACTGGTACTGCCTTCGGGGACCGCAGTGGCTACGAGTTGACGCTTACCGGGATGGAACCTGACCCGATGTTCCTGATTGCATCCACAGTCTTTACACCATCGACTACGCAGATACTCGGTTCGTAGTATCTTCGCATCAGGTTTTCATCATCTGAGGTTTGAGAGGGGCAGTCAGCAATGGCTGCCCTTCTTATTTTTACGGCCATGAAGA